AAGAAGAAAAAGCAAGCGTACCTACCGCCGAAACTCCGGCGGATAAATCACAAGGAGAAACGATGACAACCCCTACTCCCCCCCAACAGCCGGAGTCGTTCAGCGTCAAGAAAGAAGAATTTGAGGCATTGAAAGCTCAGGCGGCAGAGGGCGCGGCGCTCAAAGAACAATTCGCCACGCTCAAAACTCAGGCTGAGACATTCGCCGCTCAGTTGCTTGAGACAAAGCGCGCTCGACGCCGCGATCAACTCATTACCCATTGCGTCGAACACTTCACCGCCATCCCCGACAAGGCCGAAACTCTGGCCGACAAACTCCAGGCGCTTGAAGAGAAAGACCCGGAGCTATTCACCTATTTTGACAGCTTGCTAAATACGGTAAGCAATCAAATTCACACCGCCGGTCTGTTCTCACAGATGTCCAGCGCCCGCAAGGATGGCAACGTGGAAACCTACGAGGCCTTCGCCGATAAGATTCACAAAGACAAATTCGGCGGCGACCCGGCCAAATACGTTGACGCTCTTGACGTTGCGGCGAAAGAACGTCCCGATCTGTTCGCCGTCTACAACGAGACCTATGCGCCGTCGCACAAATAAGGAGATGACCAATGGCTACTCAACGAAATATCGGAGTTAATCCTGTTACATTTGTGGCGGGCGTTGACTTCTCCGCCTGCCCGACAACGCAATACCGCTTTGTGCGCGCCGGGTCTATCGCGGGTGAAGTCAGGCTTGCCAGCGGCGCGAGTAACCCCGGCCCGCTAGGAGTTTTGCAGAACAGCCCCAGCACTGGACAGGAAGCGGTTGTAGTGATGATTGGCCCGACAAAGCTGGCCGTCAACGGTGCGCCTTGTACCATCAGCTTCGGCAAGTACATCATCTGCGCTTCGGATGGATTTGGTCAAGCTCTCGATGTCACGACCTGCAATAGCTATTCAGCAACCTGGTTAGCCCCAACTGCAACCACCGCTTCAGTTATTGGCGAAGGCTTCTTCTGGGGGCCGCTATCTGGATGCTCAATATCGTCCTGCTAAGGAGAATGAGACATGACCAAGCCAACTTATCAACAGTACCATATTGACGTGCCGCTGACGAATATCAGCATCGCCTACAATCCGCAAACGTTCATTCATGAACAGGTATTCCCCGTCGTCCCAGTGGAGAGAATTACTGATAAGTATTTCATCTTCAACAAAGGCGATTGGCTCCGGCGTGAAGCACAGCCGCGCGGCCCCGGTACTCGCGCCGTTCGCGGCGGGTATAGCCTGTCTACCAGTCAATACACCTGCATCGAGTATGCTTTTGCGACTCCGGTTACTGATGAACAAGTACGAAACTCTAATAACCCGCTCAATCCCTTGCGCGATGGCACGGAGTTTGTAACCCGACAGCTTCATGCCGAACTTGAATCCAAAGTTGCTGCCGATGCCTTCGGTACGGGCTGGAGTTCGTCGTCTACCCCTGGCGTAACCTGGGACAATCCAAGCTCAACGCCTATTGAAGATGTCGAAGTCGGATTTGAAACAATCGTGGCCGCCATCGGCGCGATGCCCAATGTTGGAGTCATCGGATACAACGTTCTGTCCGATTTTAAGAATCATCCTGATATTGTCGATCGCATTCGCGGCGCGGCTGGGCCGCAATCTCCGGCGATTGTTTCGCTCAATGCAATTGCCGCCCTGTTTGGGCTGGACAAATTGCTCGTCGGCACGCAGATTGAGAATACCGCCGCTGAAGGCGCGACCGATTCGCTCTCATTCATCTGGGGCAAGCACATGCTTCTGGCTTATGTGGTGGGCGGCGCATCGCTTGGCACGCCGAACGCGGGCTATGTGATGACGTACAAAAATCGGGTGATTGAGAGATACCGCGAAGATCAGGAGAAACAAGACGTAATCGCTGGCATGTGGTCGTTTGATGTCAAGCTAACCGCGACGGATGCCGGGTATTTACTCAAGTCTGTCGTAGCGTAACTGACACTCTAAGCGCGGCCCGTTCGCAGTCATAAGACTCGCGCCATGAACGGGCCGCGAAAGGATCGTCTATCATGGCTGGACAAAATGTAAGAACTAAACTTCGGGCGCTCGGCGGCTTCGTAGCCGACGAGATGTTTACCGCCGCCGTCAACCTGAGCGTATCGGGTCTAGGCCGATTTGTCTCTCCTGGTTCTATTGCCGGCGAGGTCATCCTGGCAACCGGCGCATCCAACCCCATCCCCTGGGGTGTGTTGCAAAACGCGCCGACGGCGGGCCAGCCTGCCCGCGTCAGGATGTTCGGGCGTTCGACTGTTACCGCTTGCCCGGCGGCCTGCTGGCTAAAGCCCGGCACTCTCATTACCGCTGGGTCGGATGGCTATATTACTCCTGGCCCCGGTGGTGCGTGCATCGTGACGATGGGCCGATGGCTGACTGCTTCTAATAGTGGATCAAGTACGACTGGTGAAGTTTTCCTGAATACGATGGGTTGGTTCTCGACTAGCCCGGTGTCTGCCAGCTAAGTTATCTCTCCCCCTTCCTCAGGCCGGGAGCGGCCATCCTCTCCGCTCCCGGCCACTGGTGAACGCGATGGCGAAGCCAAAACCCCGAAAACCAAAAAGGTAAATTTTCTATGGCCGCGTTGTCAGATTTAGAACGCCTGCATTTATACGAGCGCATCATGCGCGAGTTCAGTGACCGCGCTTTGCCGTGCGGAATCAAAAAGCCGGAACTACGAGCGGCAGTTAATGCCGCCGATCAATGGATAGATGACAATGCGTCCAGTTTCAATGCGGCTCTGCCTCAACCGGCACGAGGAACGTTATCAGCAAAACAGAAGGCGCTTATTCTGATGCTCATCATTGCTCGTCGCTTTGATTTCTCGTAAGGCTCATCATGGCAACTCTGTATACATTCGTCCCCAATGCTGCCGAATATCTTAGCGCCTCATTTGCTCAACTGACGACACTGAATGCCAGTCAACGCCGTCCGGTACTGGCTTATGATGCGGCGAGCGCCGAGTATGCACAATGGACGGCGATTGCTCCTAGCGGCATTACTACACCATTTAAGGTGTTCGCTCATGGCGCAATGGCAACGGCAACGAGCGGCAGTCTGATATTACAATTTTTTATTGAAGCAGTAACACCCGGCGATGCCTCAGATATTGGCTCAGCATCTTATTGGGATACGGCTAACTCAACCTGTGCGATAGGCGTACCTGCATCGGCAGGCTACCCGTTCACGGCATCAATGCAACTCACCAATACCGGCAGTTTAGTTGTAGGCGACTATTTCCGATTACGTCTTGGTCGCAATGCAACGAGCGGAAGTGATAATGCGGCGGGCGATTATTACAACACGGCTCTTGAATTTCGGGATAGCCAATAGTGGCTGTTAGATTTGATGCCGCCGCCGACCGCCTGTTGATTTCTACAGACCCGCTTGTAAGGCTGGGTCTATATACGATCATGGGATGGTTTCAGATTGTCACCGACCTCAACGCGCTTGGTGTGTTCATGTGTCTCAATGATAACGATGTAGCCAATATTGACCGCATCGGATTGAATTCGGATGGCACGACGCTTAGGGTCTATGACGGGGCGGCAGGGGCAAATGGAACAAATCTAGCGGTAGGAACTTGGTATCACATTGCTCTAACTCGCGATGCCGCGCCTTTAGATGGTTCAAATCTCCGGGCCTATCTCAACGGCGTGCTTGATATTACCCTTGCTCGCGCTAGTAATGGCGGATTAGCTAATACCCGCTTTGAAATCGGGGCAGAGTTCTCTGGAAATTCTCGTCCTTTTAATGGACGGGTGGCCTATGTCAAGGCGTGGGAAGGGATTCAATTGACAGCCACCGAAATTTTACAGGAGATGAATGTTGCCTATCCAGTAAGACGTGATAGTTTGTATGGCTGGTGGCCTATATTTCCCGGAAGCGGAGAACGAATCATTGATTTATTGGGCAATGTTCATCCCTGGACCGCGGCCGGGACATTGACCGATGAAGACCCGCCGCCCGTTTCGTGGGGCGCACAGTCGTATTATCTCGTTCCCAAAATCGTAGTTCCTGTAGGGGGAGGTGAAGTCATTCAACCCGTCAAGCATCGGCAACAAGGTACGGTATTCGCGCCGGGATATAACGACCGCCCGCGCTCATGGAATCCTATATAAATGTCCAGCGATACCCCGCCTCTCAAGGGAGCCTCGCTCTTAGTTGCCTTCCCCATTTATGATGCCAGTGGCGCAATCATAAAAGGCGGCGCAGGTTTAGCAGCTTGCATTAGCAAGGACGGCGCGGGATTTTCGGCGGCGAGCAATGCTCCTGCCGAGATTGGCGCTAGTCAAGGCGTTTACACTTTGTCGTGTGCCTCGACAGAGATGGACGCCGATATTGTCATTTACAAAGCCATTTCGACAACAGCCAGCGCCAAAGAAGCAATTGGAGTTATCTATACTGCTACTCGTCAACTAAAAGACCTAGCATTCCCCACTACGAGCGGTACAGGGATTGCTGTCAATAGCTCCAGTCAAGTCACAATCGGAAGTATCGCGGCTTCGGCTATCAACGCTTCGGCTATTGCCGCCAATGCAATTCACGCGGCGGCAGTCAATGCCTCGACTCTCTCTGCCTGCAATATTTCGGCCAACAGCATTGATTCGTCTCACATTGCCGCTTCTACGCTGACCGCTTCCAAGTTCTCCGCAAATAGCATCGAAGCGGCTACAGTTGCGGCGTCAACCTTGACCAATGCCAAATTCGGAGCCTGCGCTATCTCCGAGAATATCATGGCGGCATCATCTATCGGCATAAGCGAGATAACGCAAGCCGCAATTGACCAAACTTGGAGTAGCGCAACCCGGACACTCACCGCCCTAAATGCTTCTATGATTGTCGCTTCTACCTTCGGCGTTGGCGCAATTGACTCGGTGGCAATCGGGGCCTCGGCAATCGGCGTGAGTGAGTTTGCCCAAAGCGCGGCGTCTAACATCGCGGGCCTGGTTTGGGAAGAAGCGGCCAGCGGGATACATACGACCAACAATACCTTCGGCCAACGGATGCAACCGCTTTACAGTGGGACGGCCTGTGCAGGTGCGGCAGGGACAATTACATTCAGAGATGACAGCCCCAGCGCGGCGAGTTTCTTCAATAACACGATGCTAATGATTGTCGGCGGAACGGGAAGCGGGCAATCGCGGGTATTGTCTGATTTCCCGTCAACTCGTGTAGCAATTCCCAACTCGAATTTCATCACTGCGCCTGCTAACGATTCGGTGTTCGTCGTTCTGCCGTTTGGGTCAATCCCAGGCGCAACCGCTCCGACGACGACCGATATTTGGAATTTCACAACCCGTACGCTCACAGCTTCGGCTATAACTGCTTCCACTTTCCAGGCTGGAGCGATTGACGCAGTTGCGATTGCCGACAATGCGATAGACGCTGGAGCAATAGCGGCCAGCACCTTGACCGTTACCAAGTTCGGCAGTGGCGCTCTTGTAGCCGATACTCTGGGAGCGTCTATCCTCACCGCATCCAAGTTCGCGGCGAATTCAATTGAGGCTGCTACTCTCGCCGCTTCCACTTTGGCAAATGCCAAGTTCGCCGCTTGTGCTATATCGGAAAATATAATGGGCGCGTCGTCCATCGGGATAAGCGAGATTACTCAGGCGGCGCTTGACCAGATTTGGAGTAGTACGACCCGGACTCTGACTGCCAGCGCAATCACGGCCAGCACCTTTCAGGCGGGCGCTATTGATGCGGTTTCCATTGCGACAGATGCGATAGGCGCTAACGAGTTCGCTCAAGGAGCGGCGGATAAAGCCTGGTCAACAACTACTCGGACGATTACGGGTACAGGTGCATCGGCTATCAATGCCTCATCCTTCCAGGCCGATGCCATTGACGCGGCGGCGATGGCGGATAATACCATCAATGCCGGGGCGATTGCGGCCAGCGCATTGACGAATGCCAAGTTCGCAACGGCTGCTATTACCGCCGACATCATCGGCGCGTCAACTTTGACCGCATCCAAAATTGGGGCGAATGCGATTGACTCGTCTCACGTAGCAGCCAGCACTTTAACCAACGCCAAGTTCGGAGCGTGTGCCATCTCGGAAAACATTATGGCCGCCTCATCTATTGGGGTGAGTGAATTCACGCAAGGGGCGGCGGACGAGATTTGGCAGAGCGCGACTCGGACATTGACGAGCATTGGTGCATCTCTAATTGTCGCTTCGACGTTTGCCGCTGACAGTATCCACGCGGCGGCAATTGCCGCGAGCACGATTAGTGCTTGCAAGATTTCGGCTAACGCATTGGACGCGGCGGCTCTGGCAACGGATGCAGTGACAGAGATTCAATCCGGCCTGGCTACATCTGCGGCTCTATCAACCGTTCAATCTGATACCGATGATATTCAGACCCGGATACCCGCCGCGCTCGTCGGTGGACGGATGGACTCTAGCGTAGGCGCTATGGCGGCTTCTACTATTGCCGCTTCTACTCTGGCGGCGAACAGTATCCACGCGGCGGCTTTTGCGGCATCCACCATATCGGCTTGCAAATTTTCGGCTTCGTCTCTGACAAGCGCCGAGATTGCCGATAGTGCCGCATCACGATTTGCGATTGTTACCCTGACAGGTATCAGCATGACTGAGCTAGGAGTCGGGCAACCATCGGCAACACCTACGCTTGAACAAGCAATGCAACTTCTATACATGGCTCTTCGCAATTCGGCAAGCACTTCCAGCGGGTGTATTCAGATTACGAATAATGCTGGAACGGTGATTGCAAAGGCAAGCATAGCCGATAGCGCGGCCAGCATTTTTAGCCGCGAAAAGATGGTAAGCGGATAATGGCAATAGATAGCCGGGATAAACGCGCCTCAGCCATAAATTCTTTGCCGATTATCGTCATGCCATCGGCAGACGCAACGACGGATGCTAACGACCGCCAACAAATGACATGGCTGTATCGCGGTGTGGTGGCGGTTATTATTATCATCGTTATTGAACCGCCTGGAGACAGGACATATCGCGTCCCTTATCATCCGCGCTGGTTTTTAGTTGACGACGAATTGAGGTCTGTAAGAATTCCAGCGCTGTCCCGCCAGTTATTGGTTGAGTCTGATGAGCGTATTATCCGCGTGCCGCCTGAATCAAGGAGCATGACCTAATGAGTCAGGTAAGAACTTATACGAAATCGCCAAGTGCGATATTGGATTATCAGATAGATTGGACAACCTGGATTGGCACGGACACGATTACGACTTCGTGCTGGGTTGTGCCTGTTGGTTTGACTCAAGTTTCTACGGCCAGCACTTCGGCCTGTGCCTCAATTTTCCTGAGCGGCGGCACAGCTTCGACGCTATATTCCGTGACCAATAAAATTGCAACATCTGGAAGCCGGACGAATGACAGGACGTTTTTCATTCAGGTTCGGGATACATCGGAGATATAACATGGCAATTCTAGTTCCCAATACTGCAAGTATTTTTACCGTATCGGCCTCATTTGCTCCGGCTAGTCCAGCGCGATGGACATGGGTAGGTCTGGCGACTGCGGGCGCGAGCGGATCAGTCATGTGGTTTGTCGGAGCATCGGCAACCGGATCGCCGTTTCAGGTAATCATTGCCTCACCGCTTACAACGCAGATGTTTGGGCCATTCATTTCAAATTATGGCTGGGCGGCGGCGAGCATATCTGGAACGGGCGCAAGTGCTATAATTCAACAGAAGCTTTAAGGATTGGCTTTCTATGGCTTACTGCTCCGCTTCCGACGTTGGGATACTCTGTCAAAATCTACTCGGCAAGGCCGAAGATTTTGATATGTCTACGTCACCTACTATAACCGCCGTAAATATGTGGCTCTCGACGGGTTGCGCCATTATCAATTCTCAAATAAAATCCGCTGGATACAGTGCACCGATTGCGTCAACATCCGACGCCTATGATGTAGCAAAGCAGGCAAATGCCGCTTATGGCGCCTGGTGGGCCGAACGGTCAAGGCTAAATGCCCGCGTATCATCTGACGAACGCACGCGGGCGGATATGTTCAAGAAAGATTTTGATGCATTGATGAAAGTGCTGTTGTCGCTCGACCTGTCAGAAATGGGAGTCACCAATATCAGCCGGATGTATGCGGGCGGTATCAGCGTGAGCGACAAAGAGACAATCGAAGGGGATACTGACCGGGTAACGCCGCGCTTTGCTCGTGGGATGTTCTCTAATCCAGCGGCGCTGGAGCCTGGGCCGGGCGGGTCGAGTGGCGACCCGCAAACGAGAGATGACTGAAGGAGAAAAATAACGTGGGTATCTTCTGGATTTTCGGCGGTACTGGACAAATACCGGACGGCGGCGGGCGGGATTTTCTGCACACCTGTCATTCGCTTGACGAGGCGCGGGCCTGGCTTGATGCTCATCCCCAATCATGGTCTGAGATTTGGATATGGCGGGATGACCGATTGCATTTTGAAGAAGAATATCCGCCAGTGGAAGTGAAGACGAAGAAAGGGAAGAAGGGGGATGGCTAAGGCAATTCTCCTGTTAAAAGATGCTCGCCCAATCACAACTCTGTCTATTGTCTAGGTAGACCGGGTGATGGGCGAGCGCGATAAACAGAAATAACAGAGAAACCGAACTACCTAGACAGTTCAATTATACCATAGGAAAATGAGATGTTATTGCCTAAATTCACGGTAAACAAAGGGGGTGGTCATAGTGTCAACAACTTCTGCTAAGTTGAAGAATCCGCAAGGGGGATTACATATCATCCATCTCTTTGCGGATTCTTGAAAAAAGAAAAAATCTCCTGGAGAGTGGAATTGCAGTGAATGGCGATGTCTTTCACCCGGCAATGCCGTCAATGCCGAGCATGAAGCGGGCCGAACTCCGCACACCATCAAACTCTATTACATGCCAACGGCGTTGGCTTGGGATAATCCGACAGTCCAGAAGGCACTTGGTATGGCCGACGTTCTATGCTTTCAACGAAACGTGATTGTCCCTGAAGTATATGCGGCGATGGATTACTGGCGCGCGCTCGGAAAGGCAGTTGTAGTAGACTTGGATGACCATTACCCCGGCTTGCCGCCTTCCAACCCGGCCTTCCAATATTGGATCCGCAACATGGGCGATAACCCGGTAGCACCGATTGAGGCGCTTGCCGAGGGCATGAGGCACGCCGACGCCCTAACCTCACCGTCAAAGGTCATCTGTGCTGATTGGGCGCACATCATCCCTGGTTACTGGATACCGAACTGGACGCGGCGGGCGTGGTACGAAAAAGTAGCGCATAAGCCGGTAGACGCGCCGGATATTTCCTACACTTATAAGCCTATCCCGCCCGACAAGCCGGAGCGATATGAATTAACCGGAACGGTAAGAGATGGGAGTGCGGGCGAGATTATCATTGGATGGGGCGGGTCTATCTCCCACGTTGATTCGTGGATTTATAGCGGCGCGATAGAGGCCCTTGACCGGATATTTGAAAAGTATCCGCAAGCCCGGCTAAAGTTCTGCGGGCATGAAAGCAGGCTGGATTATATTTTCAAACGATGGGAAGGTCGCATTATCCGGCAGGATGGCGTCAAACCCGAAGACTGGCCGCACGTCGTAGCAACCTTCGACATCGGGATAGCGCCCCTGGATACCCGCCCGCTTGACCCGCCCTGGCGCGAGGGTGCGCCCATCGTCGGCTATGATGAACGAAGGTCATGGCTCAAAGCAGTAGAGTATCTCAGCGCTGGTGTCCCCTGGGTTGCATCAAAATCGGAGACATACAATGACTTGAATCACATGGGGACTCTGGTGAACAATACACCCGATGCGTGGTTTACGGCATTAGATAACAAGATTAAATATCTGGAGCGAGAGAAAGAACAGGCTCTTAGTCGGCAGGCGTGGGCAATGCGGAAAGTGACGTTTGAAGCAAACGCAAACGTATACGGCGACATCTTCGGGCGCATCATTGCCGACAAGATTACACGAGGCAACAAAGCGCGTTTGCCGGGGATTACCTATATTGACGAAGTGGCGACGGTGGCGGCATGACCAAAGACGAAGCAGAAATAATAAATGCAACACTCGCGCAACAGTGGCGCGACAACTTGCAATACAAAGGCGTTGACCTGGTAGATGTATTTCAGTATGAGGTCAGGCGGCAACTCGGCGCAATTTGGAAGCAGTGGTTTGACGAACAGGCGGCAAAACTCAATGAGCAACCCTAAGCCAGTTTTTCTTATCTCCGGCGCGGCCAATACCCGCCCGCTGTGGCCGGGACTGGCAGAGCATTTCCGGCTGGCCTTCATCGCACCCGCTGCCGAACAGGTAGCCCGTGAGAATGGCATTGACGTCATATCACCCAGTCAATTTTTCACTTCTGAGATTCGGGAACGAGTTCTCAGCGATGCGTTGAATTTGACTTCCGATATTATCCGCGACATGCCAGTACTATCAGAAAGAATCGTCAATGTATATGGACATGGCGTTCCGCCCGCGCTCAACAGCAAATTACCGGAATGGTTTACAGGTTTCATTCACGAGCGTATTTTAGGGCAGGTAACGACGATTGCCGTACTCGAAAATATGGTCAAATCAGAATCAATCGTTGGGTGCTTAGTTCACGAGGATGTAACCCCGGATATGCGCTCAATCGTCCTATACTGCAAGGCCAGTCGTATTCCGACAATTCACCTGCCTCATGCTGCCTGTCACCTTCTGCCGGGCATAGAGGACATTCACCGCCAGACTCGGACGGATTGGATACTCACCAGTGGGCGCTATATGACTCAGTTCTATCGGGATTGTGGCGTTGCCGATTGGAGAATGATTGAGGTCGGCTTGCCAGAGTGGGAGGGGGTATACGATTCAAATCTACCAGACAAGGCCGAAGCGCGGCGGGTGTTGGGCCTGCCGGATAGATTGACTCTCAACTATGGCACGACCTGGGGGCAAACGACCTCACTCCGCAGCACATTTGAAGTTGAGTTTGAAGAGTCGTTTTTGGCCGTCGTTGAACTAGCGAAGGCGAGAGACGCTAATCTAATCGTCAACATGCACCCCAACGAAGCACCGCAAAGGGAGCAGGTCTATGCCGACAAAATGAAAGCGGCGGGCCTGGGCGGGCCGGGGCGGATTGTGACTCGGACACACAAGGTTTACACGACGATGGCCGCTGATGTCGTGGTCTGTCATGGGCCAAGCAACTTGTGCATCAAAGCGGCTATGATGGGCCGCCCATCATGCTATATCCAGACCGAAGGCTTTGACTTCGCGCACACATTCCCCCCACGCGGGCAAGCGAGTGACTTGCCTGCACTTGTTGACTCGGCGCTGGCCGTCGCCGATTGGGATAATTTCATCGAAACCTATGCCGCTGGATACAAGACCGGCGGGGAAACAACGCGAACGATTGAGGCAATACTTCAGATTTGCAAGGTAGAAGAGAATGCAGTTAACGGTCAAGATTGAATCTGAAAAAGTCCGGCGCTCGTTGAAGAACGTCGGGGACGCGATTCCCAAAATAGGGTTTCGCGTTCTATGGCGTCTAATGACCAATGCCAAAGAACGAGCGCAGAAGTATCCGCCCGAATTGCCCAATCAACGCTATATCCGAACGGGTATTTATGGCCGCTCGTTTAAGCTTATCAAACTCGGAACAGGAATCATCGGCGCAAGGTTGGAGAGCGATGCAGTTCAAAAGGGCAGGCATTACACAGTTAATGTCGGTGGAAACTATATTGGTCATGGTCAGGCATTGATCCACGAAGGTCGTTGGGTACTTATTAGAGATGCCGTTGAACATGAAGCAGTTGAAAAAATGGTTGCAGAAGTAGAGGCCGACATGGGAGATATTCTCCAGATGGAAGGAATGGGATCGTGAGCCTGGCCGCCATTCGCAACGGGCTATTCAGGACGCTGACCGCCTGCGGCCCCTGGGACGAGACTGAAATCAGCACCTGTGATTTTGGCATCATCGAATCAACATCAGGCTGTGCGCTAATGTTTCTGCCCGGCACGACGACGATTACTCCGAATCGCAACAACAACGCCCCAGCGCGGGGTTATCTCCGGGCGTGGGGCATCAACGGTGAAGCCTATCTTAAAGACACCGGCGACCCGGAATTGGTTTTATCGCGGGTGTGGCAGGTGCACGACGACCTGTATAACACGATTCGCAAGGACGACACCTTGAACGGCGCAGCTTTCTCGTCAACCCTGAATGGATTTAGTTTCGACATTAATACATCAGGCCGCGATGTCAACGGGCAGTTGTTCTTTGTAGTGGGGTTTGGAATGGTGGCCGAAGAGATTACATAGGCATAGCGTGTCATAGAGTAACAATGTCCGAAAGGCTATAATACAAACAGACGTAAGCGCCCGCGCAAGGCGGGATACAAGCGGAATATCGCCCCGCTGATTCTCTAACGAGAGTCGGCGGGGCGTTTTGTTTTCACGGTTGAAACCGTCTCTTTGAAGGAGTAAACAATGTCACAGATACACGGACGTAATGCAATTGTCGAAGCCTGGGATAGCGCAGGCGCGAGTCAGAATATCGCCGGAGATTTGAATAGCTGGACTCTCAGTTGGTCACGCGATAATCCAGACGTAACGGTATTTTCCAAAGACACCGTTCACCGAATTTCCGGCCTGCGCGATGTGACGTTTGACATCGCCGGAATCTGGAATAGCGGCGGGTCATCAAAAGACCTGTTGTCCAACGCCGCCAGCGGGTCATCCAATACGTTGCTCAAGGTATATCCGGCGCGAGTCGCCGGTTCGCCATTCTTCACCGGATGCTTTTTGTTGAACAGTTACAATGAAGCGGCAATAGTGACGGCGGCGGTCACGTTCGGGGCGGCCTTCCAGATTGCCAGCGGTTCGCTATCGGCATCGGTTGTCTAAATCATATAATTGAAAGGAGTCGTTTGAGATGTCAGACGGCATACGAAAATCCATCCACCCCGATTACCCGGACGTATGGGTACAGTTCAAAACGTCCGGGTATCCCTTCTCGCTCAATCGGACGCTTGATAAGAGCAAAGACCCGCTCTTTACGATGAAAACTGTTTTGAGCTACGTCATCGCCTGGAACATGATCGACATAGATGGCAAACTGGTTGAACTGCCCGTCAATGGCGCGCGCGGGCCAGAAATACTTGATGATGTTGACGAGGCATTAACAACCTGGATTATCAAGGCGTTCTACGAAAATCGGGCGGAGATTATCAAGGCAAAAAACTCGTTGCCGCCGTCGCCCAGCACGTCCTAAGCGGCGGCGGCGCGCCCGAAGAACTGCTTGAGATTCAACTTTGCGAGCGGTTCGGCTGGACGTTTGATGAACTGGATACCCAAGACCAGACGCGGGTTCTTCCGGCAGTAGTGGCATCTAATACTCAAAATGCAATCTTCAGAATTCTTCAGGCAATGGATTCGAAGTGGAAATTTAATCCCAGCGAGAATGACATGAAGCTGTATGACTACGCGATAAAACTGCAAAAAGAATTCTATGGCTAATACCGCAGAACTAATTCTTGAAGCGAAAGACCATGCTTCAAAAATTATCGGCAACGTCACCGACTTGCTCGGCGGCGCGCTCACGATTGGAGTCGGCGCAGCGGCGGCGGGTTTTGCGGGTCTGACAGCGGCGGTGGGGCTGTCCATCAAAGAGGCAATGGAAGCGCAAGAGATAGAGGCAATGCTTGATGTCGCATTAAGGTCAACTGGCGAGGCGGCGGCAGAACAGGCGGCGCAGTGGCAGGCCGCACAAGGACAGATTGTTACCAGCATCGGATTAACCGGAGATGCATTGACAACACTTCAAGATGATTATCGTCTGACAGAAATCGCCATTGCCAAACAGCAGGCAAAGATGGAAGCGATTTCCGCCGAACACGGAACCGCTAATACTGTATATGAAGAAGAAGCCATAAAACTAAAAAGACTTCAACAAGAGTTGTCAGGGTTATCGGCGGAGCTTTCCAATGCTGGCCCTAAAACAATGTCCCTGGTTGACGCGCTGGGTCTTGTTCCGCCGGTAGCCCAAATCACAAAAGAAAAAATATTAGAGTTGGCGAGTGAACTTCAAAGAACGACTCGATTCACTGATGACATGGTTATATCGGCTCAAACCATGTTATTAAAATTTGAGAACATTGGCGCGGATATTTTCCCGGATGTTACAAGGGCCGTCGCTGACATGGCAACGGCAATGGGGATGGATTTGGGAAGCGCGGCCCAAATGGTAGGTAAAGCCCTGGAAAATCCTGTTCAGGGTATTAGTCTCTTAGGCCGGGTATTAGGTCGGATGACGAAAGAGCAACAGGATTCAATCAAGGCCATGTATGAATCGGGCGACGTGATGGGCGCTCAAATGGCATTGCTTGATCAACTGGAATCTAAATTCGGCGGCGCGGCAGAAGCGTCAGGAAAGACATTTGCAGGCCAATTGGATATTCTAAAAAACAATCTACTAGATGTTGCTGAGGGAATAGGGAAAAAACTTCTACCATCTATTCAAGATACATTCTCGAAAATATCTCCAATAATTTTGGACGTAGCTGAGACTCTCAGCAAAAACTTTGATGCGGCGCTATATGTTTTGGGGCCTCGCCTGGAGGAGTTGGGGGATTCCATTGGGGGATTGTTTTCAACTATTGGAGAACTTCTGGGATTGGATTTTTCCAACTTTAGTTTTCAGGCCATGCTCACAACTATTATTGGCGTCATAGCCGATGTTGTAGATGCGGCAACAGAATTTACAGGATGGATGAATGCAGAGCTTCCTGGTGCAGTAGAGACAGCCAATACGGCATGGCAATCATTCCTGGATTTCATTCAGCCAATCATTGATGGGGTTCAAAGTTTTATCGGCTCAATTCAATCTGCCGCCGGCTCGGTGGCCGAACGCGGCCCGCAAATGGCGGAGCTATGGGGGAAGATTAGCAAGAGCGTTCAAGAGATGTGGGCTATTGTTGGGCCGGTTCTGGTCGAGAATTTGGGGACGGCTATTTCAACCGCCGGAGAGTTAATCGAATCTCTTGCTAAATGGTGGTCGGAAAATTTCAATACCATTTCCGGGGTTACACAAATCTCTTGGATTATTGTATCCGATACTATCATCGGAGCGATTACGCTTATCTCCGGGGTCATCGCGGCGGCCCTACAACTTATTCAGGGAGATTGGCGGGGAGCATGGGAAACGATTTTAGAAACGGTATCGTCAATTCTAAATGCCATAGCCGAATCAATGGACACATCGCTTACGGAAATTGGACAGATATGGACTGAAGTTTGGGAACTTCTAAAAGTAATCGTCGCGCAGGGAACGATGAACATTACCAGCGGCATACAAGACTGGCTTATAAACCTTATCAATGATCTACGCGCCAAACTTGGAGATGCTCTACAGTTCGGAATTGATTTTGCCAATAACATCATTCTCGGTGTTCTGCAAATGGCCGGACAAATTGCACAAGTCGCGCATGACGTTGTGGTCGGTGCAGTCTCGGCAGCAGCCTCGGCCCTGGGTGGAGCGGCGGCGGCTGGAGCGGCGGCAACAGGCGGCGGTTTTCAGAATGGCGGATTTACCGGATTTGGATCGAGTAACGAAATTGCCGGAGTCGTTCACCGAAATGAATTTGTTGTGCCTCAAGGCGGCGCGCTCGTCATGCGCGGTGGTGGGGCGAGTGTCGGAACGGTAAATATCAACATAGACGGCGCAGGCGACCCGGCATCGGTAGCGAGGGCCGTCATCCGCGAGTTACAGATGCGCGACCTGATTCCGGCAACATCTGTTCTATGAGAATGATATGGCCTCAGCAACTTACCTTGTAGAGGTGGATTGGGATAACAACGGATCATTTGAAGCAGACATCTCCGCCGACGTAATCTCGATAGATATTGACCGGGGATTTTCCGACATCATCAGCCGAATAGCCAATACCGGAACTTGCACAATCGTCGTCAATAACTCCTCGAAATCCTACAGCCCTGCCTCACAATCAAACCGTCTGCCCCGCCGCCCGCTTCAAGTGCGGATGACTTTCAGCGCCACGACCGTCACTCTGTTTCGCGGATTTATAGATTCCATTTCCCCTAGTGCCGGGATATACCGCGACCGGCGGGCGGTCATCCAATGTATAGATGCGATGGCGCTTTTGCAAATCCACGAAGTCAATATCTCGTTACAGGAAAACAAGCGCGGTGACGAATTAATAGACACTATCATAGATGACGTATATACCCCGCCTGGCACAGCCTATGATACGGACGTGGATATTTACCCGTTTGCAGGAGATAAATGGAGCGATGATCTGGTTTACGGAAAATCACGACAACGGGCATTGAAGGTTATCAAGGACATCTGCGCCTCTAACTGGGGTTGGTTCTATATCCGGCGTGATGGGTATCCTACATTTGAAAACCGTCATCACCGGATTTTGGACACAACATCAATAGCGACATTCACTAACTCCATGACCGGAATGAAATACAGAAAGGCAGTTGACTCGGTATACAACGACATCAACGTTACTGCCCATCCGCGAGCTATTGGATCGGCGAGTGAAATTCTTTGGAACCTGGATACGAGCCGCGAACCGACTCTATCGCCGTCCCAGGTTGTCACCTATCGCGCTCGCTATCGTGACCCGAATCAAACCGGTTTTGACATCGGTGGGGCGTGCATGATTACACCCGCTTCTACTACTGATTATATTTTCAGGACATCGCCTAGTGGCCTGGGAACTAACATCACGTCTGAATTGACAATAGCCGCCTCGCTTCGGGCCAACAACGTTGACCTGCAGTTGACGAATAGCGGTTCGTCTACCGGCTACCTAAATCTCCTTCAGGTACGAGGGTTTGCAGTTAGAGTGTTTGCGCCACCAACGCTGGCCGCCGTTTCTGCATCATCGCAAACGTCTTACGAAAAAAGGACTCTGGCGTTCAATGCCATGCTACAGGATGACCCGGATACGGCGCAGGACATGGCCGATTACATTCTGTCACTCTACAAAGACCCGGTTGATTCCGTGAGTGGAATTACATTCGTCGCGAATACTGATGATACGGTAATGGGCTATGCCCGTGATTTGGAGATTGGCTCACGTATCACTCTAACCGAAACTCAAACCGGCCTATCATCTTACGCCTGTTTCGTGCAAGCTATCAGCCACAGCATCGAACCATTTAAATTACACAAGGTTAGATTGGAAGTGGACACCGCGCCAACGACGAGTTATTGGATACTCGGCACATCGGCATTGAACACGACTGCCATTCTTGGATTTTGATATGAGCACAATACAACTGAGAGTCAATCATGGACGCTGGATAGCTGACTGTCCAAAATGCCGCTCGGCATTGACGATTCAAAACCTGGGCGGGCCGCAACTATACGAACGATTCGCTTGTTACGATTGCGGCTATGGGTTGTCGGATATGTTCAAGCAGATATTGTCTACTGTTCCACCCCGTGACCGCCTGCGACTATTTGAAAATGAAGGGCCATTCTTCCAGATTGCAATCATCTACCCTGACGAGCGGGATGAAATCGAATCAATTCTACTTACGCGTGAAATGGCAGAAAATCAGAACTGGCAGGCAGGTGAGACATTGGAAGATTTACGGCGCGAGAATGAAACGCATGGAGTGATTACCTAGTGGCCTGGACGACACCGGCGACTTGGACATCGGGCCAAGTACCAACGGCGGCAAACTTCAATACCCACATCCGGGACAACTTCAACACGCTTGCGCCCGCTGTGTGTACAACAGCCGGAGATACATTTTATGCGACGGGAAACAAGGCGCTCACTCGTCTAGCAATTGGCAGTCCGTATCAAGTGCTGACCATGAATGCCGGACAGACCGCTACGACGTGGGGCGAAGGTTATATCCCACTTGACGTGATTACTCAAGATGCCGAAATATTGAACAATGCCGCCGAAGCGACGATATATACCAGTCCAAATATCGGGAGCAATTTATTGGGGACAACCAATACTATAAAACTTGAGTGGGTCTTGTCGTATCTGAACAATACCGGAGCCACACAAGATTTAACTGTGAAGATAAAGTTGGATTCAACAGTCTTGTTTACTGTTATAAACGATGCGTCGCACGTAACCAGCGTGACCAGAAGAGCGACGGTATTTCATTACATGCTATTACAGAATCAATCTGCCAGTTCACAAAAACATTTTTTATCATCTCAGGCAACAGCGGCAACCGGAGCGATAACTAGCGTTGGCGGCGCTCAATCGGCCATTATGAACTACACGACGACCGCCGTTGATTTATCTACTGGTATACACAACATCATTATGACCGTTGAGCATGGATCGGCAAACTCAACCCAGTCACTCATCATTCGACATTCCGGGTTGTGGCTGACGAGGGCGGTATAACATGGCCTGGAATACCCCGCGCACATTTACGACCCTAGAGGTCATCACGGCCACAATTATGAATACCAACCTGCGTGATAATCTTAACGTATCGGCGGCAGGTGTAGCATCGGCGGCAGGAGATGTGTTTTATGCCGGACTTCCAAACTTCATATTACCGCTTGCCATAGGTTCGACTTACGAGGCATTGACTATCAACAGCGCCGGAACTATACCGGAATGGGCAGAGTCTTATGCGCCGCTGGACATTGTTACGGAGGATACGGAAGTAGTCAACACCGCCAGCGAAACGACGATATATACAAGCCCGGATATTGGCGGAACATTGCTCGGAACAACAAGCGCAGTAAAATTGTTTTTCCTTTTATCGTATCTAAACAATTCAGGCGTCAATAGAAACCTGACCATAAAAATAAAAACCGATTCAACGGTTATATTCACGCCGATTAGTGTATTAGCTCATCCGACGAGTGCGTCTCGTCGTCTAGGATGGATGGATTACACTCTGGCAAATAAAGGCGCAGTAGATTCTCAGAGACATACGCTGGAATATTTTTTGAATTCGGGAGCTGGATTACCTACGGCACTTGTGGCATTATCTCTTGGTCAGGCATGTGATAGTTATATCAATGAGACAACGAGTGCTATTGATTTATCAAGCGGAACGCATAATATCATCATTACTATTACCCATAGTGCGGCGGCGGCAACTATTTCTTGCATTTTGCGCTTTGCCGGATTGTGGTTGACGAGGGCGGTATAGATGGCTTGGACGGTTCCTATTCGCTGGACAGTGAATCAAATTGTAACCGCCGCATTGCTCAATACACATCTGCGCGACAACCTTAACGCGAGTGAAACGGCGACAGTAACAACGGCGGCTGATTTGGTTTACGCCACTGCCAAGAACACACTTACCCGACTGGCGGCAGGTTCGGCAAGGACGGCCTTGACCGTTGCCAGCGGCGGGACTGCGCCGGAATGGACGCATTCGTTTTATCCGATAAAAGTTTCAACACTTGCATCAACATTGCTGTCCGACGGAACGAGTCGGGATGTATGGGGATTCAATGCCGCCAGCTATCTGGGTGCAAACGATGCTGTATTCATTGCCGCATTTTGCACCTATTTCAATAATGCCAATACTTGCGCTGAACTGAATTTGGCGCTTGTTAATACTGCCGCTAATGAAACGATAGGGTATTGGATTCCTATTGGAGCATCTCATAGTTCGAATACTGCATCTCGCGGCGGGTGGTATTATGCTTGGTTAGTCGGAAAAACAAGCACTTGTCAAAGATTCTTCATGATCGGCCCACGCAATGCCAGTGCCATGCCATTATTAGGAGCAATCACGGATATGTATTTGGTTGAGAATTCCTGTTCGACTGCAACATCGGGATGTATTGCAATTAGGGGAACTAGCGGCCCTGGCGCTTCAGCAGATTTTACTTTGCATTTCGTGGGAGCATGGAGGATGAGGTCAATATGATAAAACAACTTCTAACTATTATCACACTCGGCGCGACTCTTGCCGGAGCGGTCAACGTGTCGGGGTTGACACGACTTGAGCCAGTTGACCGGGATGCGCTCGGCAATGATGCGCCTATAACAATTTCTACGCTGGAAGCGACAGCAGATGAAACGTCACTACCCAGTTGCCCGGATGGGGAGATTTACAATCCACCGATGGATAGGTGTTGGCCGGATGAGACGCCGATAGAAGACACGCCAGAACCGGATGATATTGAACCGACCTGGGGCGCGGATATTCAGGCGACAATGGACGCCGATCCATACGACAATGACTATCAGTATATTGAGTGGTGTTTCGAGTACATGGATGGGGGAACTTGGATACGTTACTTTCCGTGCGATGCAACGCCGGATCCTGCACCGGGGGAGTAAAATTTACGTGAATAATCTCGCCAGACTGCCGTCCGTCGTCTGTTATCCGCGAGGCCTACACCGGTAAGGCAGGTCGCGGAAAGTCAGGGAACGGCTCGTGTTTCACGTGAAACAATAATATGTTGCGCCTGACAATACTGTATTTTGCCTTTGCAAAACATTACAATGCTTTACGACACCATTGCCAAACCTCACGCGACTCGACCAAGCCAAGCGATGCCTTTGCCAAACTTTTCTTAACTTAACAGTACTTTGCCTTTGCCTCACGGCACTAGACCGCACCGGACTACGCGGGGCGTCACGGCGCCATCGCCAAACGTTACTCGACACAACACCGCTGGCAGGTTGCCATTTTCGTCAACCGCCTTCGAGGTAATGTATTCGGTCGCTACGTCCTTGTTTGGTTGCGTGCCGAGTACACTTGTGAGAAATGTTACTTTCAGTTTGTAGATTGTGCTATTCATGTCTCCTCTTTCCTATCGTGATATTAATGCTCCGCCGCGTATCCTGTCGGCGCTGTACGGTTTATGACCGGGCTGTCGGCGTCTGTTTCCCCGCTGTTGAAGCCTGTTGACTCATCCCCCTGTTGACGCTGTTGGAGAACAGGCGGCGGCCCGTCCGGTAGGGCGGGGGGAAAATCTCCGCCTATCAGAAGATCATAGATAAGCGTCGGGGTGATACCCGGCTTGAGGAAGGTTTCAATCCTCGGCTGAACGGGCCAGCACTTATCCCACACGACCAGGGTATTCACGTAAGCCCGCCACTTCGTTTGGTCTCCGCCGAAAAATCCCTTCATCTTTTGGTAGCTCACGCCCCCAACCCGCTCACTCTCTACCGCACATCGGATTAGCCAGTGCTTCCAGGCCCGGTCATGGTCAGACAGGATAGTAATTTGCGGAGTGAGAAAGGCGGAAACGGTGGGTTGGGCCTCACGCCACAACTGGCGATACTGTCGGGCATCGGCTTTGTTCCTCTCGGCCTCTGCAATATGGGCCATTAGCTCGCTATAGACGCTCGGCCACGAAATGACAATTACCGTCAACGATACGGTGATGATGAACGCAAAAGGCATCAGCCAATAATCATTGACGGTTAGCGGGCGATGATACATCATAGTACCAACGGAACTCCAGCCAACTGTTAGCAGAGACGTTAATACCGCCCCTACCCCAAGCGCGAATTTCATGGCCTACGATTTCCCGAATCGTTTTTTAATCATCTCGGCCAGACCAGTCAAGACCAGATAAAAGCCGACGACGAGGCCGGAAATGGCTGTGATGAAAATCGTCTCTTGCGTTGTGAATGGAAACATATCTCCTCCTCTAAAAGTCAATCGTGTTCTCCGGATTCAACGGTTTATATTCTACCCTATTCAACAGCGTCCGCCGCAGTTCGCCCACCAGCAGGTCTTGCCAGCGGCGAGGAGGGTTGGCGCGAACGAGGCGAGTTGTCGGAAGGCCGAGAATGCGAAGAATGGCATTGCTTTTTGGTTCATAGCCATATTTGATAATCAGCCTCGCCATAGGCTTTGAAATGTGAAACTCTCCAGCAACAGTTCTGTAGCTTTTATTTCCATTATCATCAGCGGTAGCGTCATACCGCTCTTGCATTCTCTTGCGTATGCCGTCAAAGGGCTTTACGATTGATCTACGTGGCATGTTGCTTGAATTTCATCTCATTTTCTCTGGATTTCATTGTTTCTCCATCTGCTCCGCCGTCGCCTATCGTCCGCTTGGCCCGTACTTGTGTTTGCGGGTTTTCCAACCTCGTTTTGCCGATTCGCTTCTGGGTTGGCGAACATCGTCTTCATTTTCCGGGGCGAGCGTCCACGACAACGCGAGCGGGTTGGGCCGGCCCTGCTCGACCCGCACCTCTCCAATTGTCAGACCGCCCTTACCGCCGCTGTGAAAAACGGTAATATCACCGACGTTGAGCATGACAATCTTCAGCAGCTGATGAGCGCCGATGATAATCCGCCGTCCGCACACCTGGCAAGTCCACTCCTCAGCCCCGGATGGGTGAGTAGTGACTAACATCATCTGGTGTGTATTATTCATTCATCTCCGGGAGCGGCAGGGCGCGGAACTTTGCGATCTTCTCTCGCGAGAGCAAGCCAATCTGATTTGCAAGCCATGCAATGTCCGCCTCGCGTGCCGCCTTCGCCCCGCGCTCGTAGGCGTCGGCAATGAATAGCTCCGCTGTCTCACGGATAACCTATTCACTCCCACCCTCAGTAGAGAGAATAGGCCAAACAATGTTGCTCATTTCTCCTCCATCTCCGGGAGCGGCGGGAGCCGCAGATTTATGGCCCGGCATTCGGCCCTGCCCCCGCTGGCAGTCATGATGTCGAAAAAGATTTTGCATTTGATGATTTGAACGACTGCTGACAGGTATTGCGGTCGCGCTTATTACTGCGTTTCCACAAGCGCACCACTTCGTCAAGCGCATTAATCGCTATTTTCAATTTATCCATCTCATTCTCCTGCCGTTTGCTCGGCCCTCTCCCCGGCGGGCGCGGGGATACGCTTGTACCAGGGCTGAAACGATTTCAGGCTTTCGACATCCGGCCATTTGCCGTTGAATGTGAGTGCGCGGTCATCTATTGTGATGAAGGCGGCGGGTTTCTTCGTTGGAAATGAAATACTGATGATTTGAGTAAATCCCTGTCCCCCGCCGTTTGCTCGCCATTTGCGGCGTTGATGTTCAAACCAGAATTGCATTGCCGCAATGCCTTCGGACGAATCGCTTCTTGACGAGAACACCTGAATATCAAAATGCGGCGCGACTTGTTCGAGAAATTCAAACAGCCGGGTACTGCATCATCGGGAATGACATCTGCGCCTTTCCAGCCGCTCGTATAGGAGTGACATACTCCATCGAAGTCCAAGCATAAGATTGGTTTACTCATCTCGTCTCGCTTTCTTCGGGCGCGGGGTCAACCGGCGCGGCCCGCTCCGGCGGCGGGGCGATCTTTCTCAACACGAGTCCGCCCATCTCAATGTGCTGTCTCATTCCCGCACTGTATCCCTTTGACGATGCAGGCCGAAACCATTCATACCCCGCTTTTATTGACTGGTCAATGCGATAGAAATTTGATTTCATCATACCGTCACAACTGGGAGTTGCCCTGCACAACAGAAGGAACGGAGTTGTCCCATCATCAATATCAACGGTAACGATTACACCGTTGCACACTTCACATTGATACGAGTTCTTCTTGCCTTTGAATGGCATCTCTCTCACCCTCCTCCCATCGCCGCCGCCCCGCAGACGGCGCTCAGGTCATGCAATAACCAGATTCACAGTTCTCGTCCGGGTTTTGATCTAGCGTCATTTGTTCGTTGGCAACGGCTTGAGAGAGAGGAACCATATCAGGATGAATGTAAACCCAGTCTTTCTTCAAGTTGCCTCGCTTCTCATTGAGTCGCAATTCCAGCTTAACTGCTTTATCAAATAACTGCGGTCTATCGGATTTCAAGTGTTTCCATTCGGATCGGCTTTTGAATGGGCAGAAATAACATGCCGACTTTGGCGGGATGGGCAGACCTGCATCGCGAATAATGCGTTCACAGTCGCGGCGAGTTAGGCGTAAATCTATCAGCGGATATTCAAGTATTTCTTCGGGAAAGTTGCTCTCTGTTCTCGCTCGATGGATTTCGTCAACGCTGATGCCAAGTCCAACAGTTGCGGGATTCTTCTCTGTTGCCCCGCGCTCTTTCAAAAAACTATTGACGACTTTTATCTTGAAATCAGATGTACAAGCGCGATTGCCGGGAGCGCCGTTCGACATTCTAGCCGGAATGGGGATGCTTCGATTGTTGCCCATGCTTCGCATGTATACTGTCTCGCGCTGACCCTTTCTATCTCCCCGTTTCCATTCACGCCAGACCTCAATCAAATTCAAATGATGTGCTTCGGCAAACGAACGGCAGGGCGATATTCCGAAAATACTCCAACGTTCGCGGATCTTCACTATCCTCTCCGACGTTAGAGAACAGGTAATAGTCATACTGGACTTTTCCCTGAGCGCCCAACACCAGAACCGCAACCGATTGCACGCCGCCGCCAAAGCTAAATGCTCTCATCCCGTCCCTCCTAGCCCAATCGCCCCACAAGCGGCCATGAGCGCGAAGCAGACTGACAGTGCCAGCAGGAGCGCAAACACCGCTTCCCAGGCGCGCTTCTGGCGGCGGGTCTGCATGTTATTTCTCGCCATGTGATGACGTTGGATGTTCATTCGGTTGGCATCTCCGGGAGCGGCGGGAGCCGCAGATTTATGGCCCGGCATTCGGCCCTGCCCCCGCTGGCAGTCATGATGTCGAAAAAGATTTTGCATTTGATGATTTGAACGACGCGGTCGAGATCCTCACCCGTCTGAGGGCAAACCGGAATCTCATTTGTTTTTGAACACGTGCACATTTTATTTTCCTTCCTTCCGGGCGGATTCTTTCCGGGCGGATTCTTTGCGCTTCACCGACGCGATCAACTTGCGCCAGGGAATGACGAAAATAAATTTACCGTTGTGATAAATAATCAGTCCGTTTTTCTCTTCGTAGTACCAAGCACCTGGTTCTACGTCTATCGGATTGAGATTTAATCCATCATTTCCGAGAGATATTTTCGTTGTCATAATTTTCCTTCCTTCGCTTCTCCCCGCTTCGGGCCGCTTCGACGGCGTCCCGCGCATCTAGCAAAGCGTTCATTAGTGGCATGACAAGCGAGTCATCGTCGTTGTCATACCATAGGCAGAATGTCACATGCTCCGCTTCCAGAGCCCTTAGCCGGGCCAGCGAATCGGCGGGCGTGGCGGAGAGGGCGGCGCGGTCTTTCCATTCCGAAATTTCATTGAGAGTTTCAGCTAATCTCCCGCGCAAACTCTCTCGTTCGCGCTCGGCCTCCTCCGCCCGCTTTTTTAACGTCCAGGCGAGCTCCGAATCTTGCAGGATGATCGCTTTGGCCGCTTCCAATTCCATTTGGAGTTGGCTGGCGTGGGCCTCAGCTCCCTCACATCTCATACGTAATTCCAAAATCTCACGCGGGGTAATCATCGTTTCGTCGGTGGAATATAAACGGGATTCATTTGTGATTCTCCAATGTCAATCTCAAACAATCGTTCACCCACCGCGCCAGAGGCTTGCCAGCTCGCCGCGCCGCCAATGACATCTTGCGATATAGCGCCGGTTCGATGCGAACGGTTCGCCAATATTTTACTAGTTTTCTAATTGGAAGTGATGGTCGTCCACGCTTACGGAGATTTGATTTTACTGTGTCCATGAATTGATTGTACTCCTAAAATTTATCTTGTCAACACTCAATCGTCATCATCTTCCAGAACTGCCGGGATAGTCCCGGCCAGGTGCGCCTTGTAGTGCGCGTTTAGCTCGCTCACCTTCAGCCTCGCCCCGCAGTGGCAGATGCGTAGGCCGCGCTGACTGCGGCGGGCAGTGCCATCAGAATCGGTGTTGGTATCGGTACGATTTGCGCCCCGTCCCTGATAACCTGCGTCATATGATTTATCCCGCTCCGAATTGGTTGGCTTGAGATTGCGGGTACTGGCGCGATTAGCCGGGTACATTTTCTTGCGGCGAGGCAAGCCGGTGGGCGGGGTGGCGTGGTAGAGATGAGTCATCGTGGTATCCCTGCCCCTTCCCGTGCAATTTGCTCGAAGCCGTCTAGTGTAGTAATGATCCGATACCGGACGTGTAAACCGCAGTGGTCAGATATGGATTCGGCAAACTCGCGTTGCGCCGGACGCATTTTGTCGCCCGCGCCTTTTACCTCGATGTAAAAGGTCGTATCCCGGAAAATCCAAACCAGGTCAACAAACCCTTTAGCGTTGTAGTTTAGGAAGCGGCTGTTGAATATGACAACCTTACCACCGGTGGCGCGCAGGAGTTCCGCGCCGGAGCTGATTAGTTCTGTGCCAGTCATGCTCTCACTCCAGATTGAAACTCATCTGCCGCCCATCGTCTTATGTCGGCGCGAATCAACTCACTCATGCGTTCGCTTTTGCCTCACTCTCTAACATCGCCAATACTTTATCAAGCGTTCGATAGGCCACTTCAACCCATTTGCCGATATAGGCGGGTACATCGGGCCTAACTGACAACTCTTTTAGTTTTGAGATTTCGTCCCGGATTATATCTGCCAGCGGGTATCCCGATGGCGGAAATCCGCCATAGTCTGGAAGTTCCGGCCCGGCCAGGGCATTGAGTTGCGAATCGAATTCAGAAATTTTCGCGCTTTTGTCAACCTGAAAGGTAAGCATCAATTCAATGATGGTCTCGATTTTCAGCGCATCTAATTTGCGGCTTGCTCGTGCGTAAAATGAATATGGCAAATCGATGTAGCCGCCAAAGACGCGCCCAACTTCATCCCGGAACTCTGCCGCCTGCGCCCACTCGCGTACCGTTCGCTCTTCCACTCGTGCAAGGTCGGCCAGGATAGCGGCCCACGATTCGATTTTATCCTGCTTGCCTTTCAGAGCGTGATAGGCCAGCGACCAGCGCGCGCGGTTGAGACTGCTCAACAGAACCTTGCCTTCCCTTTTGTATTTCATCTGCGAATTATTTGGTTTCACAGTTCTAGCTCCTCTTGCCTCATCTCCACTTGCCGCGACCTCAGCACCGCTTTGACAGTGACGGCACACTGCGGGCGAATGTGCCATTCTCCGGTTTCCTCGTCCACCTGCGGGCCGAGCCACATCCAGAGCGCGGAGAGTTGGGTATCGGTCAGTTCTTTAGTTGACCGCACCCCAAAGACGAAATCCAGAAACTCGTGGCGGGCATCGTTATCATCGTCGCACAACTCGCTCAGGTGAATCCGAATTGATGTTCGCCGCCCATCTGTCACCGGGGACGGCGGGTGCGGATGGGTATTTATCCAGGCTTTGAAGGCAAGAATATCAACGGTCATAGTGTCCAATCTATGGTTGCCATTTTTCTGACCTTTCCCCGCCACCCCATTCGAGGCCGATGTATACATTAAGGATAATAATTCCCGCGTCGCCAATGTCGCCCCGCGTCAACCGCAGGCGAAGGCCGACAATGACCACGCTGAGCAGGATGAGGCCAAACAAGATACCACACAGCGGATCATTACTGTCGTCCAGATTCTCAATGAATAGTTTGGGCTGAAGATGTTTCATCATTCTGTTTTTGCTCCTTCATCTCCGTTCAGGATATGCTTTCGCGCCAGCCACTCGGCCCGGATGCGGGCGTTCTCGGCGGCCTCGGCCTCCCACTCCTCGTAACTCATGCCCATGACGCCCTCCATCGTATTTGCCGCCGCCGTTTTTTCTGCCAGAGACAATTGTACCGCCCGATACGCCTTGATGCGCCCGGCGATGCTGTATGCGCTCTGGCATAGTTTACACGGAGCGGCCCATTTTGGATCCGCCTTCATTTTCTCAATCAGGCCCTCGACGGCGCTGATGTCCCCCTCGCATTCGAGAAGAACCTGCCGCCCGGCCTGCCGCATGGTTCCCTGCACACCCGGCCCGGCGGCCAGGTAATTCACGCCCCACAATTCACCTATGAGCGCGGCTATCCGCCGGTTGGCCGTCGCGCTGGCGTGGTGGGCGCTGTAGAGCGCGCCGACTGATTCGGTTTCGCCGGGTTTGAGTTGACCGAGAGCATCATTGCCCGGATATTTCCGGGGGATGTAATTATCAAGTTCGGTTGTCATTATCGCTTCCTTTCGCTAACTGCAATTACTCCGACAGACCAATGGCTATAGCCTGAGGGAGTGAGGGAGAGAGGGAATAAGCCTATAGATGCTTACTCCCTAGACCATGACTCTAGCCATCAGTCGGTCGGTCGGTCGGTCGTAATCTACTCATGTCCTATCCCGGCTCTTGCCGGATGCTATGCTAGTGACGCGCCAATGGTTTGCCCACAGCCAATTAGACACTTTCGAGCGTCGGCACTCCCCGCAACCGGAGAGATCACCTAGACTCCTCTCATCACCTGAGTGAGTTGCGCCGCCCTTGCGCCTGGGGTCATTCCCCCCCAGCGGGTTTGTATTGCAGTATGTAGCTCATCCGGGGCGCGATGATGAGCGTTGATGCCTTAGCTATATTATCTTTCCGGCAATGACAAACGCCACCGGATCGATTCTATCCAATGGTACGACTCGACATCGGGTCGTGTAATATGCGTTTGGCGTATCGGTGATCGTGAAACTTGCGGCCCGAAAATAGAACCACTCGCGCAAGGCCGGCAGGTTGAATACGTTTACTTTTAGTTTCTCGTCCTGAAGCTG